CCCGCCCCGCGGCCGCGCCCTAGCAAAAACCGGATGGGCCGCCGCACCGCGCCGCGTGCCGTTATGCACCATGTAGCCGTAGGGCACGGCCTTCAGACTGCCGCCAGCATAACGGCCTTTCGCGCCCTCGTTCGCCCTCCAGCCGACTTGATATACGGCTTTGACCCCGTCCTCCGAAAAGGCTTTGTCGTAAAAAGCAAAGATGGAACGGCGCAAATCGCCCGGCTCAAATTCATACCGCCGTTTGCCGCCATCGGCGTTTTTGCTGCCCTTACTGTAAAAATAATGCGATTTGTGATAACGGGGCGCCTGAATACGGACTTCATTGCGCAACAGTTCAGCCCCCTGCCATGCAGCATACCGCAGCTTCTTACCGACAGCTTCCGGTAATTCCTCCAAATCCGACAACGCGGCGGATAAATCGGCATCAATCATTACTTTCATTCGGCAGACTTTCACAAACCAAATCGACAAAAACACGCTTGGCCGCATCAGGAATCACGGCGCGGATTGCGTAGGGTTTTCCGCCGATTTTTACCCGCATATCGGGCGTAATATCTTCACGCCAACGGATGCGGACGGAAGCCCGAACAGACGCGGATAAAACATCATGCTTCATGGTCTCGCTGCCTGACATATGCCGAATATCAGACCAAACCTTGCACAAAGGACGCCAAACCATCACAGTCGCGCCTGACTTATCCTTTTCCTTCACACGCTGAAGAATCTCGACCCGATGCCGCAACTGACCAGCCTTCATACCCGCCCCAAACAAAAAAACCGCCCGAAATCTGCCGTTCGGACGGTTTTTTATCTTGGCTCGCACTCAAATAGACAGCCGCAAGCCTTAGCTGCACCCAAAGAAGTCGGGCAACGCCGTATCAAGCCCTAATCAGAATAAAGTAAAGCAGAAGAGCGTTTTTTGGCGTACGGTTTACGCTTAACCGACCTAAAAAAACCGACTACACGCCGGGCAGATTACGAAACGGCTCCAACAGCCGCCGAGCGGCACGCGGCAACCCGACCGCGCCATCTTCTCGGGTAGAATACAAATACCCGACCGTCAGCAAAATAGCATTTCGGATAGAAGAATTCAGCACCACCCCGTCCTTCTTGCCGAGTTTGGCAGCCGCAGCCGCCTCAGCATCGTCTTGGTACAAAGGACGGTTTAGATAAGCTACGCAGTCAGACACCGCCGCCTCGTAATAAAGACGAATCAAATCGTCTTCATCCTCGCCGTCAACACGAAGATGAAGTTTGACCAATTCGAGGGTTATCATTGCTGCTCAGTCTGTTGACTGCCCTCAGCGCCGTCTTGACCCTCGCCCTGACCTTCGCCTTCGCCGGTCTGCTGGATATCAGTTTCATTATCCGTGCCACCATCCTGCTTATTGTCGGACGGCGGGTCTTCAGGCAGCTTAGAATCGCCCTTCTTACCGTTGACGCAGCCCGCTTCTTTCGCAGCCTCCAGCAACTCAGCCGGCACTTCATCACCTTTTTCATACTGAACAGGATAAATCTCCCCATCAGGGACACCCAAAAACGGCTTGGTAAATTTAGCCATCACATTTCCTTTTCAAATAAAAATGCCGCCTGAAAACTAAAACGCCGCTACCCATACAGGCAGCAGCTCGCTTTCAGACGGCCTGTTCAAATTAAGCCGCTACTTTCAGCAACACGCAGGCTTCAGGATTGTCCACGCCGCCGCCGACGCGCTTGGTCGTGTAGAACTGCACAAACGGCTTATTCGTGTATGGGTCACGCAGAATGCTCACGCCTTTGCGGTCAAGAATCAAATACGCGCGCAGGAAATCGCCAAAAGCGATACACAGCGCATTCGCGGCAACATCAGGCATATCGGCGACTTCGTAAACCGGATAACCGCACAACGTGGACGGCTGGTCTTGCTGATAGCTCGGCTGCCACAGATAATTGCCCTGTCCGTCTTTCAGTTTGCGGACGGCGGCAAGCGTTTTGCGGTTCATCATAAAGCCCGCGCCTTGCGAGTATTCGGCAGGCAGCGAATAAACCAAATCAATGACCGAATCCGCAGTAACCGCAGCCGCATTGCCGGTTTTGACAACCTTGATTGCACCCAAAGGATGCTTAGTCGCATTGGTACCGCCTTCGGCATAAGTCAGCAAGCCGGTCGGCTTACCTTTCTGACCGTCGCCGCTGATAAAGGCTTTGTTTTCGGCAACAGCAAATTCAGTTTTCACTTCGTCGGCAAGGAAGGCTTCCAAATTGATTTCGGCATCATCCAACATTTGCTGCGTAGCGGCTGGGTTGGCGTAAATTTCGCCGGTATCAAAATCCAAAGATTTGAAAGTAGGCGTATCGGTTTTAGTGCGGGCATCTTCTTCACCCACCCAGCCACTGCCAGCACCGTGCATGTTGTACAGCTTGCTGAATTTCGGCTTCGAGGTCGTCTGAACCTTGAACAAACGGCGCAGCGGCGAAACAGTTTTCAGCTTGTCGGTAATGGTACGGTCCCATTCCTTCGGCACCAAATAACCGCCGTTGGAGTCGTCTGATTTTTTCAAATCCGCGCGTACTTCGCCGGACTTCATAAACGACACAGCCGCATCAACCGCCGCCTGCGCTTCCTTATCGAGTTTGCCTGCACCGCCATTCATTTGCGCGGCGGCCATTTGTACAGATAAGTCGTCGATAGAGGCTTGGAGTTTGGAAATTTCGGCTTCGGCTTTGGCTGAAGAAGCCTTAGCCTCTTCACTGCCTTGCTGCAAAGCGGCAATTTCTTTTTCTTTGCTGTCTTTGAACGCGGCAAAGGAACTGTTCAATTCCGCGAGCAACGCGCCCACATCGGGCGCAGTATTGCCGGCATCGGCAAATGCGGCAACCAAGCCGCGGGCAATCATCGTTTGTTTCATGGTTTAACCTTTCATGGTTTGAATTAAAGTCTGCAAGGCTTGCGCCGTCCTCAAATCGCCGCCAGCGCACGGCTTGACGGCAGGTTCGGCAGCGCGGGGCGTGCCGTGGAATAAATTGTTGAATACATCGCGGCGTTGGGCGCGGCTGTATCCCTGTTGCGCGAGGCTGGATTCAATCAGGGCCATCGCCTTTTTCTGTTCGCCGTCGCCGGACTGCTCGATTTCCTTCACATCGATTTCACCGTCGGCAAAACCATCCTCAAGGGCTTTCGATTTTCCAATCCAGCTTTCGCGATCCATCATGCCGACGATTTCCGCCTTCGACAGACTCGAACGCGCGGCATACAAATCAGCCATTGCGTCATCAATCTGCGTCAGCGTGTCAATACTGCCCGCCAAATCGTGACGGTTGCCAATCGCAAGGCTCCATGCGTTGTGTATCATCAGGAACGACCCTTCGCCCATCAGAATCTCGTCGCCCGCCATCGCAATCACGGAGGCGGCGGAAGCAGCAAGGCCGACAACCTGAACCGTCACCTTGGCCGGATGTTGCGCCAACAGGTTGTAGATGGAGATACCCTCGAAGTAGTCCCCGCCCGGGCTGTTGATGTTGACGACAACCTCTTTGTCGCCGATAGCGCGTAGGGCGGCGGCAACGCGTTTGGCCGTTACCCCTTCGCTCCAAAAGCTCTCGCCGATTTGGTCGTACATCGTGATAACATTGTCGGTTTCAGTTTTCGCCTTAACCCCGCTGTCCCAACGGTTCGCCGCTTCAGGGCGCATATCGAAAGACAGCGATTTCGGCATGGCAGACAACGCACTAATCTGCGGCAGATTTTTCAGGCTCATAATTCTTTCCTTGTTGCGCCTGCCGCAAAGTATCGGCAGACTTATCTGTTGATTTCGGCAGGTCGGAAATTTCGCGCACTTCGTTTTGAGTCATCCATGCGCCGTGTCCGCCGCTGCCCAAAGCTTTGGCAAAAAATTCCGCCTGATTCTCCAAGCTGCCGCGCAACAGCGCACCGGCATTAAACTTGAATATCAGGCGGTCTTGTTCGTCAGGGTTTAAAAGCGAACGGGTCAACGCCTGCTCCCACATCGTAAACCAAGGCAGAAGCCCGTATTTCAGGAAAAACACCCCCAATTCACTGATACCGCTGCCCCATGACGTATCATCCATCATCAGCAACGGGCGCGGCACGCCAAACATCCGCGCAATTTCCTCGATTTGATGGTTTCGGTTTTCAATATGCTGCGCGTCAGAAGCAGTATTGCCCCATTTCTCCGCCTTCAGCCCCTCTTCCAAAATCATAAAACGGCCGGCATTCGCCTTGCCGCTATACCGCTTCTGCAACGATTCCTGAAGTTGGTTGTACGCCTTATCGCTCAACGCCTTGTCCGTTGCCAGATAACCGCCGGCCATCACCCCTTCCGAGAAAATACGGCTCGCCGCATCCTCTGCATCGAAAGCAATCCCCAACGCCCGCTTCGCCAACTTCACGCGGCTCATTCCCTCCAAGCCGTCGTCGGTCAAATCGCGCAGGTGCAATACATCATCCGCCTCAAAATCCAGCAAACCGCCGTCTTTGCGCGTAACCACATAATGCACACTCCAATCGTCACGCTGCTTCACCTGTACCGCAGTCGGATGAATCGGTACAAGCTGGACGACCTGGCCGCGCGAACGGATAATGCGCGCATACGCATTGCCATATTGCAAGACATGGCTTTGCAGCAGACTTTTGAACTCATAGGCCGTCTGAAACTTATTCGGCTGCCGTTTCAGCAGTTTCCAGACAGGATGCTCCGTAGCAGTCTCACGCCCGTCATCGTTATGCAGCACATTCAACGGCAGCATCCCGATACTTTGGCTGATTAAGGTAATACACCGATAAAGCGCGGCATTGCACAAAGC